AAATATAGTAGAATTAAGGTCTTTTACACGTGAAGCGGTAAATACACCAGTAGGTAAAATGAATATGGGTAGTTTGTTTACAAACAATGCACAAGTATATTATAAACCACATAGTTTAGCACCAGGTGGAATTGGAGGTGTTAGAAATTATCGTAAAAAATCTAGAAAAACTTAACGAGCATTCATCATAGCTGCATTCCCTGCCAAAAAGGTAAGAACGTTATATCTTTCTTCTACTACATATAAGTCATACGTATATTTATATAATTTATACATGGTTTTATTAACTCCAATTTGTTGATTATTATCAATATCACAAATAACAAAAAATTCAGAATCAGTATCTAGTGGTGGTGTAATAGTTGTAAATTCAAATTCTATTTTAGAATATTTACTCAAGTTAATAGCTCCAGAAGGTTGTAACTGAAAAGGAGAAGTATTTAAACAAAAATTATAGCAATGTAATCCGCTTAAATTAGATGAACCATATCCTGGAATCATGAGATATTGTTGATCTTGCAAATAAATATTCCCAGTTCGGGTTTCTTCGCGCACTGTTCCATCAAATGAAATTCCAAACTGAACCAATATATTTTTCTGATTTTCAACGTGAAAATCTCCAGTTCCATGATAATATGTTAATGCATTATTTTTGGGGTCTATGCCATATCCAATATTTGGGTCATTAAATGGATTATCCACAATACTTGCAGTTAATAATTTTATATTACTTGGAAGATAATCATATCCCCAATTCGTAAAATTACTCCATTCATTGCGGGCATTTACATCGGACCGTTGAAATAAAAACATCCAATTCAATACCAATCCCGATGAATTTTGAAGCCATACTTTATCACTAATAGCAACATTTTTAAATATAGTTTGATGATATTCTTTGACTAAATATTTTTGTGGATGCATTGCAAATAATTTAGATTCTTCTTCGGATAAAAAACAATATTGACATGATAAATGTGTATTTTCATTCCAAGATGTATTGATAGATGGGTAAGGTGTATTGTTGGGGAGGAAACTATTTATATTTACAGCTGGTGGAGTTTGTAAAAATCTGTAAAATTGATGTTCCGAATTGGTCATATTTGGTGCAATGGACGGGAAATCATTCACATTATCTGTTACATCTCGTATTTGATATAATTCTCGTATTGGGCGTAAAGTTATTTCAATTTGTAAAATGTTATATTGTAATGCAACCAATGGGAATGATTGTTGAGAGGTTAATGTCCACCATACAGGTAGTGGAATACGTAATTGTTTCCCGCGAATGGATGGTTCAGATGGACCTGTTTCAGAATAAACTGCATTGGGATATACGTTGGGACGACCAAATGCCAATGCAGGTTCATACATATCTAATGTATTTCCTACCATTTCATCCCATTTCTTTTTTTGTGTTGCGTTTAAATCGCGATTGGCTAACGCAACAATATCCGTTCCTGTTAATTGTTGTATTAAATTCCCGCCAACAGTAAAACGTATATTTTTTATCATCATTGCTCCTAAATTCTTAATCCATTTGAATTCATAGGGAACCCAAGTTTTATTGCTACTATTCGTTGGGTCTATATATGGATAGATTGGACTATATATATCGGGTATATTAATAACAAAATTTGTATCCATTAATAATTCTGCATAACGTCGTATTTTAAACTGATACGTTGTTTCTGTAGTTAACCCTAATTGGCGTAATCCTTCATAATCTATTCTAAAATTTTGAATACCAAAATTAGTAATACGTTTATAGGTGCTTGACCAATATGTTTTTTGTGGATTACCATGTAAAATAATATTTTGATTTCCGATTGCAACTAAATTTAATAAACCACCTACCATAATTAATAGGTAATATAATTTGTATTTAATATATTATTCGGTTTGAATTTTAATATATCTATCGTTTTACTTGTTGTTTTGAATAATTCTATACCGTATATATCTTGTAAAATTAACCATTCAAATAATCCGCCTACATATATATAAACTATTCCGCCTAATTTATGAATTTGATTATATTTTACATAAATAGATTCATCATTGCCATTTTTACCATATACAATTATTGTATGTTTCATCTGTATCGCCTTTTCTACCTCTTGTATTTCTTGACTAGCTGGAACTGTTTTAGATATAAGTAAAGATTGTTCGTGTTCAGATAATGTATTGATAAGTAAAATACGTTCATTAGATTGTGCATATTGCACGTCCTGAAAACTTACTTTTTTTGTAATTTCATTTCCCATGATATTGTATGTTTACAGTATTTAATTAAAATTGAAACAAATAAATTTTATTATCTTATATAAAATGGCATCACTTATCCAACTTCCACCTATTATTGTAAGGTCATCTAATATTCAAAAGGTAGAAGATGCAATTACCAATCTGTTCAAAACTTCATGTATCAAAAAATGCACGTTTGAAGAACAAAACATTGCTTTAATTACATTTCTACCTATGCAATCCTCTATATGTTTGGATTTTTACAAACAACTTCAATTGCCTATAACTATTCTGTATGATGGTAACAAGTTTATGGTTGAATCGCAATATTACAATAATATTTAAATAAAAAATTGAATATTAAAAATAAATGAATTAATAGAATATACCATGTCTATTCTTGTTGACAAAAAGGGGAAGTTATCTATTGTTGAAAATGCAGTTGTAGAAAATTACGGCAAACGAAAATGCATTTGGAAATCAAAGGGAAAAACAATTTATTTGTATGGACGAACAAAACAGAAAACTCTCCCTATTGTTAAATATGATTTCCCGCCTCCAGGAGATATGAAAACATTTTACGGTGAATGTCTTATTGTAAATCCTAACGGACCTTTAACGATTGAAGAATGGGAAGTTATCTATGAAGACTTATTCGGAGGGTTTGAAGATATTCGTTCGGAATCCGACAAGTCAGAAGATGAATATACAGGGGCGCCTCTGTCAAAAGAAGGATATGAATTAGATGGGTTTGTAGTAAATTCGGATGATGAATAACTTTAGCCTATTTTTTTATCTAAGTATAAACTATGGCAAGATGTAAACCAAAAACTCGTAAATGCGTAGATGGAAAATGTTATCGTAAAAAGAGTTCGCGTAAAAAGTCAAAAAAGGGTCGGTGCCCTGTTGGAACAAGGCGATGCAGAGATAATAAATGTCATGTATTTAAGAAAATTGATTTAAATTAATCATTTACATAATAATTATACTATGCGGACTGTAGAAAATCCGGAACATTTTCGCGCTACTATTAAAAATACATTAAACACTATTATTCAAGATTTACATAATTCAAATGTGGTTGAAAACGGTATTTATAATTATACGATTCAAGAATGCACCAATCGTAAAATTATAAAAAAATGGAATAATCCATATTTTGTAGAAATATATATATCTAAATTCAAAACATTATTGTTAAATTTAAAATCTGAATATGTTCAAGAATTAGTCAAACAAGACCCCACCAAAATTGCATACATGTCCCATGTTGATTTTCAACCCAAAAAATGGAGACATTTAATTGAAAAACAGCAACAAATTAATGAATCTATATTGAATACAAAATTAGTTGCAAATACGGACCAATTCAAATGCCGTAAATGTGATAGTAGAAGTTGTAATTATTATCAATTGCAAATTAGATCGGCAGATGAACCTATGACATCATTTATTACATGTATTGATTGTGATAATCACTGGAGAGTAAATTAATGTTTAGAACTATAATATTTTCCTTCTTTTCCGCACATATTGGACTGCGACCTTGTCGTAGAACAATAATAATAGTCTTGTTTATTATTTTTTATTTTTCCAGTTACATAATAATCATCTGGTTCTATTTTTTTTGGAAATAATAAACATTTCCCAAATTCATTTTTAGTAAATAAAGGTTTTGTAAAATGTTTGCAATGAATACAAAATTTTGGCATAGGTTGCACTCCTACACATGGTTGTAAAAACCAAGAATAAAATAACATATTTAAAATCTTCATAATAGAATTTCATCGTAACTATTTAATTCGTTTTAATAAACTCTATAATGAATAAAATTGATATAGATTTAAATAATTCACTCTATCAATAAAATGAATACTATCAAATTAACACCTCAGAATGTTCGCGATTTTATTGGGTATAAAGTAATTTTAATGTTAGGAGGAAAATATATTATTAAACAATTACTTGATGTACACAAATCGGGGAATTTTATACATATAGAATATCCAGAATTACAAAATCAATTAAATATTGTAGTGCATGAAACTTATGTTATGGTTTAATTAACTATATATTTTTTAAAATATATAGTTACAGAATAATAAACATTATTTACCTGGGGAAACCAACCATGTTGGCTCCAATACCAAAGCCAGCCCCAGTTCTTGCAGTAACACCCATGCTTGGAATGTAAGTATCTAGGATAGAGAAAGTTGCAGCAGCAGTGAGTGCAATAAGTGCAACTTCATCTAAAGATAGACCTTTACCTTTGGGAATTACATAGGCAGCAATTGCAACCATTAAACCTTCAACAAGATATTTGATAGCACGTTTCACTAATTCTCCTAAATCTAACATATATATTAATAAAATAAAAAATATTATTTATTATTAAAACTTAAATATTGAATATTGTATTAATTATGTCTAAAGTTGTTGATTTATTGGAAGAAGACAAACCGATCGCACAACAAAAGTTTGTGTGTGTATCTTTTGTTTCTCCCGAAAACGTTATTAAATCTAAAGAACAATTTTGTTTTGAACAATTCGTAAAGACATGGGATATGGTAAAGTCAGTTGAGAAATATGCCAAATTTACTGCTTTTTTAGCCTATAAATATCATTTGGATACTGAACAAGTAACTAATGATTTGACTGAATTTTGCAAGGAAGAAAGCGAGGTATTGAATTCCAATTCGGTTACTGATGATTACAAGAATTTTATGGATAAAAACCTAGATGCTCTTGAACAAGAATATAGCAAACAACATAATTTTCAAACCAATACTCGTGGGTTGAAAGTTCGCGGTGTATATGCTTCCCAAGAAGAGGCTGAAGTTCGTGCTAAAATGTTGCGTGAAAATGACCCTTATTTTG